CAAGTGGAACATCCCCCTAAACCTCGTCCTCACCCACCAACAAGTCGCCCCAACGCGCAAAACCGACATCTCCCCCGGCGACGCCGCCCGCTTTAAGAGCAGACTCCGTTCTGCCCTGACGACTGCCAACTGACGACTGCCAACTTCCCCATGTCCCTCGAATCTCCAGTCCAACGCGACGGCGACAACGGCTTCATCGGCTTCGCCAGCCGCTTGAACCCTCTCACGCTACCGGCAGGCATGCTGCAAGACAGCGTCAACATGCGCTTGGATCGCGGAGTCGCCCAAACCCGCAAGGGCAGCAAGCGCCTCACCGACACCATCGGCACGACCGGCGCCCCGCTCACCTTGGACTTCACCCTCGGCACCGACAAGACCGTCACCTCAATCACCCGCGCCTCGACCACGGCGACCGTCACCGCCACCGCCCACGGATTTACAACAGGCGACCAGGTCAACATCCGTGGCGCCGTGCAAACGGACTACAACGGCGACTTCCTTGTCACGGTCACGGACGCCAACACTTTTACCTACACCGTCAGCGGCAGCCCCGCGACACCGGCCACCGGAACGATCATTGCCAACAACGGCCCCGAAGTCCGCGACAGCTATGACGGCGGACTCTATGCGGCCGGTGTCTTCGCCAGCCAGAACTACGACAACGCCAACGAATTTATCGTGCTCGCCGGATCAGACAGCGCAACGCTTTGGAAGCAAAGCGGCACAACCACGCTGACATATCCAACATCTCCGAGCGAGACGGTTGAAGCCACCGACACCGTTTCCGTGGTGCAGGCGTTTGATCGCGTGTATGTTCTGCGCGAGGCTGACCGCACGGTGAGCGGATGGGAAGCGAAGGCGGTCACATCCGGCGGCATTACGGTGAGCGGCACCACGGCGACCGTCAACCTCACTGCACATGGATACCCTGCTGGCGCCCGCGTGCGCTTGGAGGGTAGCAGTGTTGCCGCTTTCGATGGCCACGAATACGACATTGCAACAAGTTCGACAAACAGCTTTACGATCACCTGTCCGGCCACCGCCGTCAGCGATACAACGCTCACCGGACGCACTGTGCGTCGGGTAAAGGCACCTCTGTATTGGGCAGGAAGCGGATCTGTCTTTATTCGCTCCACTGCGGGCGTCCCAAGCGAGGGCGCCAGCTTCACGCGCATGCCGTCAACCGGATGGGCAACCTATTTCAACAACCGCCTCTGGATCGCCAAGACCCGCGACACGGTGGGCATCAGCGATGTTCTCGAGCCAGATTTGTTTGATCCTTTCTTCAATAGCTTCCGCGCAGGCGCAGGCGGCGATGACCGCATTGTGGCAATCCACCCATGGGTCGAAGGCCAAGCCCTCGTCTTCTGCCGCAAATCCATCTGGCTCGCCACGCTGAACCAATTCAGCAGCACCGATGGTAGCGACTTTAGCGTCGATACTCCGGTCAGCGGCCTTACCCTCCTGACCAACGAGATCGGCTGCTCGGCCAGAAACACCATCTGCACCGCCGGAAACTTCGTTTTCTTCCTGAGTGACGCGGGCATCTACCGCCTCGACAGCCGCCTTGACTTGAAGCTGCGCGGCGACACTCGGCCTCTCTCGGAGCCTATTGACGACCTGTTCAGCACAGTCAACCAGAGCCGCGTCGAGGACAGCGCCCATGCTGTTTGGCATAATAACCGCTATGTGATCGCCTTACCGACCAGCAGCAATGCCTTAGACGGCAACCAGCTCGTCATCTGCTGGAACTCGCTTAATGAGCAGTGGGAATACCGCGACACCTATCCGTCGTCGGCGGCTATCAATCAAATCTTGGTCGCAACCTACAACAACGCTCGACGCCTCTTTAGCATCCCTCGATCTGGCAACCTTTATCTGCTTGAGGAGCAGACAACCGGAGGCGACGACCAATCGACCGGCACGGCGACCAATCCGATCACCGGCAGCATCAAGACGCGCCGCTACGACTTTGGCGACATGCACTCCAAACGGTTCCTCCGCACCATCGCCGATGTCGTCATTCCGGCCGGAGCCACCGTCACGACAAAGATCAGCACGATCAACCCCGACACCGAGACAACCGTCGGCGAGCTGACCAACAGCAACGCGACCAGCGAGGATTACAACATGAAGTCTCCGGTGCGCTACAAAGCCCACAGCGCCGAAGTCATTTACGAAACCTCCGGTGGGCGGCCGGAAATCAGATCCGCCAGCATCGAGGCATCACCGAAATCGTTGCCTCCCACGGAAACCAGAAACGCAGCATAATTATGGCTACACTCACAAAAGGACAAACATTTGCCAGCGGCGACACCGTCACGGCGACCAAACTCAACAACTTGGTCGATGCGGCCACGATAGCCAACATCGTCAACGCCGACATCGGCGCTTCGGCGGCTATCGCTCACAGCAAACTGGCCAACATTACGGCTGGTCAGGTGCTTCTTGGCAACGCAAGCAATGTGCCAACGGCAACAGCTCTCAGTGGCGATGTCACGGTCAACAGCTCAGGCGTCACAGCTATTGGGTCCGGTGTGATTGTGGATGCAGACATCAACGCCTCGGCGGCCATCGGATTGAGCAAGCTGGCAACCGGCGCTTTGCCAACAGCCATCACCGTTGCCTCGGCCAATCTGGTAGACGGCACCATCGTCAATGCGGACATCAATGCCTCCGCTGCGATTGCTCACACCAAGCTGGCAAACATAACTGCTGGTCAGGTGCTCATGGGAAATGCCAGCAATGCACCCACTGCCACGGCACTCTCCGGTGACGTTACTATCAACAGCTCTGGCGTAACCGCTATCGGCTCCGGCGTGATCGTGGACGCCGATGTCAGCGCATCGGCCGGTATTGCGCACTCCAAGCTCGCCAATATCACAGCGGGCCAAGTGCTAGTGGGCAATGCAACAAACGTCCCGACCTCAACAGCTCTGAGCGGTGACGTGACGGTCAACAGCTCCGGTGTCACCGCTATCGGCGCAGGCGTGATTGTTGATGCCGACGTGAGCGCATCGGCTGCGATTGCCCACAGCAAGCTCGCCAACATTACCGCTGGAAGCGTGCTGATTGGCAATGCAACAAACGTCCCTACCGCAACGGCGGTTACAGGTGACGTAACTATTAGCAGCTCCGGCGTGACCGCCATTGGATCGGGCGTTATCGTCAACGCGGACATCAGCGCTTCGGCGGCCATTGACGGCAGCAAGTTGGCAACGGCCGCACAGCAAGCCCTTGTTCCAGCTGGAGCCGTGATGCCCTTTGCCATGAATAGCGCTCCAAGCGGATGGTTGGCGGCGGACGGTAGCAACGTCAACCGCACCACCTACGCCGCACTTTTCAGCGCCATCGGCACGACCTACGGCGCCGGCGACGGCAGCACGACTTTTGACCTGCCAGATCTTCGCGGCTACTTCGTGCGCGGCAGCGGAACCAACAGCGACGCCACGGCTGCTGGGACGTTTGGAGCAAAGCAGGCGGATGATTTAAAAAGCCACAGTCATAATTATACGAGATATAATGTTACGTCGCCAAGAACAAGCGGAGGCACGGGCAACTTCTGGAGCGACACTGCTGAAGTGGCGACAAGCGCAACCGGCGGCACCGAAACCCGCCCCAAGAACATCGCCATGCTTTATTGCATCAAGTTTTAAGGATTAACCGAACAAAACACTATGGCAACAAGAACACCAGCCCGCCGCCCGGCACCAGCACCCGCTAAACGACCAGCGCCTGCACCAGCCCGCCGCCCTGCAAGACGCCGGCCGCAAGGACCACAGCGAGGAACCAACATCAGCGCACCAGCGATTGCCGCCGAAGGGCGTAATCTCGCCGCTGAAAATGTCGGTTTTATCAACCAGAACCTTCCCGCGGCTGCCAACAACTTTAGCAACATCCAGCAGGGACAGATCGACGCGCAGGCTGGCCGGTTAGACAACCGTTTCACGCAATCGGCCATCGACGCTGGGCAGAACGTCATGGGCCAATCGCAAGCTCTCGGCGGGCTTGGCTCGCTGGCCTCCGCGCTTGGCGTTGGCAATATGATATCTGGCCCGACACGCTCAGAGCGACAGCTTCAGCGCCTCGGCCAGCAGGCTATGGGCGTGCGCGCCGACCAAGTGGTTGAGCCAACGAACGTCCGCGAGGTTGCCGCTCAGAATGTCTCCGGCGCCCAGCTTGGCGCGGTGCGCGACGTGTCGGCAGTCAACGCCGACCGCGTCAGGAATGTCAGGGCCAGTAATGTCGGTCAAGGCCAACTTGGATCTGCCCTCATGCAGCAGGCCATCAGCCGAGCCAGCAGCAACGGAATGCTCTCGCCAGAAGCGTCACGCGATGCAGTGCAGGCGGCTCGCCAAGGCATGGCAGCGCGCGGTCTGGCTACCGGAGGCGCCGGAATGGCCGCCGAACTTCTCAACCGTGACCGCTACTCGCGCGCCCGCATGGCCGAAGACAATGCGTTTGCCGCTGCCGTCCAACAGCAGGACATTGCCCGCCAGTTCAGCAATGTCGGCAACCGCTTGCAGGCATCATTGGCCAACCAAGGCGTGGCGGCGCAGCAATCATTGGCCAATCAAGCGGCGGCGATGGACGCCCAGCGCCTCAACCAAGGCACCGACCTTTCCATTGCACAGGCTGACGCTCAATTCCAGCAGCAAGCCAACTTGGCCAACCAAGACGCCGCCATGCGCGCCGGTTTGGCCAACCAGCAGCGCGACCAGTTCCTTGGGCAAACGTCCATGGAAGCCCAGCGCCTCAATCAAGCGGCCAACATGCAGCAGACCGACGCAAATCGCTCGTTCATGCTGAATGCCAACAACGCCGTCAATCAGGGCATGCTCAATCGCCAAAACTTCGGCATGGGGCAGCTTGGCCTCGGAGCCAACCTCTTGGGCAACAGCGGTACGATGGGGATGAATTACGGCAACTACATGACGAGCCTCGACCCCTACTCTCGCGCAATGAGCGCCGGTATCAACATGGGTCAGTTCAGCGGCCAAGCCGCAGGCAACATGCTCAACAACCAGCTCGGCGGAATGATCGACCTGTCTGGTAATGCAGCGACGTTCAATACGAATCGTCAGGACAGCCTTTACAATAACTATCAGAACAATCGGGCGGCGATGCGTGCGGCGAATATGCAGGCCGGTGCGCAGCAGAACGCGGGCATGATGGGCATTTTTGGTGGGATCGGTGGCGGTGTGGCTACCGGAATCGCGGCGGCTTCTTTCTAATGACCTACGAAGACAAAGTCTCCTACGCCCACCGGCTCATTGAGCAGTCGCTCGCCGAGTTTGGCCAGCCGTGCATCGCTTGCTCTTTCGGCAAGGACAGCATGGTGGTGCTGGACTTGGTGCGGCGCCACCGCGATGACCTGCCGGTGGTGTTTCACCGCGAGCCTTGGCAGCCGCACAAGTATCGGTTCGCCGATGCGGTGATCCAGCACTACGGACTGCGCGTCTACGATTTCCCGCCCTCGGCCACGATGGTGCAGGACGGCGGCGGCGAGGTGGAGATCGCCGGATACTACCAGATCGGCGCCCGCTACAATATGCTGCCGACCGGTATCCGCGCCCCGAAGGACGGCGAGGACTTTGTCTGTGGTCTCAACGACATCTATCAGCGTCCGACCGGCACGTTCAATTGGCCGTGGGATGCGATGTTCCATGGCCACAAGGCGAGCGATACGGATGCGGTCTACGGCGACATCACGATCCGCACCGATGTGGCGCGCAACCTGGACAGCGCCAGCCTTGTCTTCCCCATCCGCCTCTTCACCGATGAGGACGTGTGGCGCTACATCGAGGAGAACAATTTGCCCATCCACCATGGCCGCTACGAGAAGGTCGGCGAGTCATGGCAGGAGCGGGAGGACAAAGGTGACAACCCTGACTATGTGACCGCCTGCACGGCGTGCATGGCCAAGGACGGACCCGCCGAGGTGCTGTGCCCGCGGCTTGGCCAATTGGTGAGTAATGTGAGCGATCAGCTCCGGTGGTCACAAAAAGAACGCCCCAGCTACCTGCGGGCCGAAGCAGCTTAATCAACAACGAAGGAGAACAAAACTATGTTTAGCTATGCACCCCAAGAACCCGATCAAAGCGGACGCATCATCGCCCAGGGCATGATGGGCGCCGCGCAAACCAACGCCCAGACGATGGGACAGCTCGGCCAGGATATTGGCGGGGCGCTGGCGTCCATCGGCGGGATGGTCGGCAACGTCAGTCAGGCCAACGCCCAGGCGGACTCGGCATTCGATGCCATCAATGCCATCGGCCAGATGTATCCCGGCATGAAAAAGATTTCCTCTGCCCTAGAGGGTATGGATCCGCGCACACGCCGGCTGGCTTCCATGAGCATCCTCGACAACCTCGGGTCGATCTCGCAGCTCGGCATTGCTGGCATGAACAACCAGACACGCACGGCGCAGCAGGGGCTGACGGCGCGGATGCCGATGGCGCGGGTTGCCGCGGACGCGCAGGCCAAGGTCGCCGCAGGCCAAGGAACCATGGGCATGCTGCAAAACGTCAACCTTGATTACGTCAAAGACCGCTAATATGCCTCCACGCAACCAACAGCCTCCATACTACCAAGACGAGGAGCCTCTCCCTGTCATGGACAACGGCATGTCGCTTGCCCAGCTCGAGGCTGGCGTGACCGATATGAACGGCGTCCCAGCCTACGAAGACGATCTGTCGGCGCCGGAAGAAATTCTCAACGACACGGCAGCGATGGAAGTCCCGGCGACCGGGATGTCTTTTGACTTCGGTTCGCTGCGCGTGCAAAGCCCGGAAGATTTCGATGCGCTGCCCGACGAGCAAAAGGAACTCCTTCGCGCCATCAAGCGCGGCGTTCAGTTTACCCCCCAAGGCGCTGCCGAGTTTATCCTCGGTCAGCAAAAGTCGCGCATGGAGCAAGACCGCAAGGTGGCCATGATGCAGGCTGACCCAGTGCGCCAAGAGCAGACGCGCAAGCTGAAGACTGAGGCGGACGTGCTGGAAGAGAACCGCATGAAGGCGATGCGCAAGACTTTTGAGACGGCGTCCTACATGGATGACTTGTTGGAAAAGACCAAGACGCACCCTGGGCGGCAATACGCCACGGGCAAGAGCAGCATCTTGCCGAAGGTTCCCGGCACGGCGCCGGCGGACTTCCAAGTGCTGCTTGACCAGATCGGCGGACAGCAATTCTTACAGGCGTTTGAAACACTCAAGGGAGGCGGCCAGATCACCGAAGTGGAAGGACGCAAGGCGACCGAGGCGATGGCGCGGATGAATCCGCGGCAGAGCGAGGAGGCATTTCTGCAGGGCGTCAATGAGTTTCAATCGATCGTGCGTTCGGCCAAGGAGCGCGCCAACGCCAAGATCCAACCCCAAGATTCCCCATCAACGCCGGCCGCCGAAAGCGCAGCCCCGCGTCAGCGTAAAACAGTAGCAGGAACAACCTACGAAAAAGGAGCTGACGGAAGATGGTACCAAGTTCGCTAGACGGATTAACCGACGAGCAGCTCGCCGAGCTGGAAGCGCAGCAGGGACAGCCGGAGATCACCACCGGACTGGTGGATCGCCTTGCCGCATCCCCTGCTCCGGCGCAGGGATTCACCGACCAGCAGCTTGATGCGCTGCCAGCGCTGGCCTCCACGCCGTTTGCCCGCGAGCGTGGCATTGCCTTGCCGCCCGAAGCTCCCGCGGAGCCGGAGCCGATGACAGACTATGAGCTGAACCAGCTCGAGGAGGAGAACTACCGCCGCGTGGACTACATCATGCCGCAGGAGGAGTTCCGGCAGTATTGGACGCGACGCAAGGAGGAGAACAACGAGGTCGGACGCTTCATCGATGGTGTAGGCCAAGGTGCCGCAGCCATGATCGGCATGCTGCCGCAAGCGGCCAATGAGATCACCGATGCGCTGATCACGGGCGTCAAAGATCCGCTGCGCCAAGCTGAACGCAATTTGCAGACCGGCGCGGAGATCGTCCGCAAGGCTGGCATCAACATGGTGCAGCTCTTCGATTGGGTCGGCAACAAAGCCAATGACGCGGCAACCTGGGCGAAGCGCCGCGGACTGAAGCAGCAGGCATTGGCCAAGCGCCTCGAGCAGGAAGGCAAGCTGACCGGCGATGAGCTGCGGGACGCGAACATTATTGCCGCGGCGGCCAGCGAGGCGGATGCGATGGAGCCGATGCCTGTGGAAGAAGAAGAGGATTTCGACAAGGCTTACGAGCGCTACCAGCGTGAGAAGGCGCTTGAGCAGGAGTTCGCCGGAGTCACAGACTTTCAGATCGGCGCCAGCAAGGTGAGCGCGCCGGCGGCGACCAAGGAGGCTTACCAGATTACCGACGAGCAGCCTGCGGAAACGCTGTCGATGATCGGCTCCATGGTTGTCGATCCGGTCAATTTGATCCCGGTCGGTGCGGGCGCGTTGAGCAAGCTGCGCGTGCTTCGCCGCACGGCAACACTCGCCGGCGCCCCGCTTCGAGGCGTGCAGCGTGCGGCCGATGCCACGGCAGACCTCGCCGAGCGCGCAGAGTTTGGCATCAGCAGTCGCGTGCAGGACATCACCGGGCTGACCGCAAAACAGCAGGCAGCGCTTGGTGCCGGTGCGGCCGGTGCTGCGGTCTATGCGGACGCGGCGGGCGGCGGCGGCAATGTTACCGCGGCAGTCACGGCCATCGGCAGCGTGCTGCCCGGGCTGCGTTATGGCGGTGCGATCATCCGCAAGACCGGAGCGGCGGCCGGCGGTGCGGCGACCATCATCCGCGAGGCGGGTGTGGGCGGCATCGGCACGGCGCGAGCGGAAGCGGCGGCCGACTTGGCGCGCATGACGGCGATCCCTGAGCGCTACCGGAAATACTTTACAGGCTACGTTGACGGCACCGACAGCACGCTCAAGCGCGTGGCGCAGGATGCTGGCAACCCGGAGGCGCTGCGCCGTGTGGCGCGCTTTGCCGACCGCGCTGGCGTAACGACGGCGGCGCGCTTGGCTGACGATGTGACGAGCGGAGCGGTGGCTGCTGGCATTACCGGAGCACCCTTCGCTGCATTGCAACCGGATGCCGAGCGCGCCGGTGAGGTGCTGGGCGGCATCATGGCCTTGGGTGGTGTGGCCGGAGTTGCTGGCAGTGTGGCTCGCCGCGGAGCTACGGAAGCGGACGCGGACATCGCCCGCATGATGGCTGACGTGTATGCGGTGGGCGGCAACATCGATGGTTTTTCTCAGCTCCCACACGCCACCCTAGACAGGCTGGCTGCCATGCAGGGAATGCTTGCAAGCAAAGTAGACTTTGTCCCGCTGCGCGCTGACGAGTATCGCAAAAACAAGGACACATCCGAAGTTGGCGGCGAGCTCTCTGCCGGTCTGTTTTTAGAAAAAGACGCTAACAACCGCGCAAGAATTTACATCAATCTTGATGCACGACCCGGGCAAGGCGGCGCCGCGGCCATTGCTCCGCATGAAATTGGCCACGCCATTCTGACAAGCAACGTCCTCGACGGACAGCCGCGCAACGACCTGCGCAACTTGGTCAACCAGCAATACGGCGTTGAAGGCGTGACCGCACGCGGACGCGAGTATGTGACGCGATTGGTGGATGGCGACATCCAGAACGGCACGACCGGAGAGCTGCCGCAGGTGCTGACCGAGCAGGAGTTCCGTGACCTTGAGAGCGGCAACAAGTCGGCGGCAGACATCTCCAAGGCGCGCAAGCTAGAACCGAGCGAGCGGGAGAGGCTGATTAACGAGCGCTACGAGGAGCTGTCGCAGCGCAGCATTGAGCGTGGCGAAGATGCCCTGGACTGGGCGCGCGACGAGATCATCGCCGAGACATTTGCCAGCGAGGCGCCGGCCATTGACTTCCGCGCCATCCGCCGCGATGCCGCCTTCCCTCGCCTCGCCGAGTCCATGCTGGCTACCGGCGGGCGCGTGCTGGAGATGATGGGCGTGCGATTGGACAGCGGCACCGGCAAGATGCTGGACAATCCGTCTGTCCTCTTCCGCGACAATCCGCTTTTCCAAGACCGCATCATGCAGAAGCGCGTGAAGGAATACGTCCGCGCCTACGATCAGTATCTGGTCGGCCTCGAGGAGGCTGGCAGCGCAACGCCCCGCGGCGTAGAGCTGGCGCGCAGCAGCCGCCCGGAGGACATGGCGCGCAGCACGCACGTCAAACTGCGGGACGAGGGTCGCGGTGTCCTTGAGAACGATTTCCTTTTCCAAAAGCCGGACGGCACCTACGCCTACAAGCCGCAGCCGATCATTAATGCCGCCGAGGCCAACCGAGCGGCGCAGATCAAGACGCTGTACGATGCGAAGAAGTTCGTGCCGGTCAACTCGACCGAGTTTGGCAAGCGCAAGGTCAACGGACGCGAGGTGATCGGCGGGCCGGTGCTGCCGCCGCAGTTTGACCTCTTCACGCAATTCCCGCAGCACGTCCGCGAGTTTGCCCGGGCGATGGAAGCCAGCCGCGCCGAGGGCGGAAGCTGGAACATTGACTACAACGCCATCGGCACAGGCTCCAGCGGACGCTACCGCATCACCAACATGGGCGCCGTGCGCGCCATCCAGCGCGAGACCGTGCCCTTCGGATGGCAGGTGACCAAGCAGAACCATTTGCTCGCCGCCTCGCTTGACCTCAACGCCTTCCGCGCGTCCGCCATGAAGGCGATCAACAAGGGCGAGCTGGGCATCTTCAACAACGACATGAAGCAGGTGGAGGCCGACCTCAAGACCTACCTCGCCAACCACCGCAACGGCATGCCCGGAGAGGCGACCATCGGACAGCAGAAGCGCGACACGCTTAACGGACTCATCGGCACCGGCACCGCCGTGCAGCGCGCCGCCAACCCGCTCTACGCCGAGCTGAATCCCAAGGGCAGCATCCGCACTTGGCGCATCGACCGGCTCAACGACGCCCAGCCGAGCGGCCGCACCGGCTACTTCTTCGACTACGACAAGATCAACAACAACCGCATGCCCCAGCAGATCCCGCGCTCGGCTCAGGGGATGCCGGATGCCGTCGATGCGCTCACCACCGACCAGCTACTGCGTCAATACGAGGAGAACCAAGGCTACCTCGGGCTGTCCACCCTGGGCATGCGTGAGGGCCGTCCGGTGCGTGGCGGCGCTGCGCAAACCCGCGAGCTGCTTCGGCGCAACGAGGCGATCAGCGCAGAGCTGGAGCGCCGCGGCGTGCGGGAGGAAGATCCGCAGCTACAGCGGGCGTTGCAGAGGCGTGGGCAGGCGATGCCGGATGCGCAGCCCGCAGATTTTGCGCAGCCTAGCATTACGGACGGCCCGCTTGAGGTTGAAGACTCACCGCTTCGCATTAGCACAAGAACCCCCTCAGCTAAGGCCGCCACTGAAAATCCGCTGACTAGTCAATTGAGCATTGATACCGCAGCGATTGCCAATGCCGGCGCTTTGGCCAAAACAACCGGCATCATCGCTCAATATCCAGGCATTCGCTTTGCCTCCAAGAATCCCGAGGGGCGCGCCCAAGAGTTTATTCGTTTTGCCGCTGACAATTTGCTTTGGCTGCATGACCAAGTGCCGGCCGACATTCGCCCACGCTCAAGCCTTTGGTACGATGGCGCAAGAAACATAAGCGTGCGGTGGAGCGGCGAGTATGGCATCCCTCGGCAGGGCAATGCCGCGGCTATAGCGGCGCTCTCACCGCAGAAGGATTGGTATATGAATGTGTCGCTGGCTCGGCGCGTTCTTGAGATGGTGACAAAAAACCAAGATCGCGTGTTTGGTGATGCAGAGATGCAGTGGGCCAAGCAGCGGATGAAGCAGGCCGCGCCAATCCAAAAGATGTTGGCGGGAATAAAGGGCAAGCGGTTTGCCGATATGACGACTTACGAAAAGGCCGTCTTTTCCCGCGCGTTTGACGAGATTAATAATCCGCGAGGCTACGAGATTCTTTCGCCGGAGGGTGAGTTTATTGGCCCCGCAACAAACAAAGACGGGTCGCCGTCGCGCGTGGCTTGGGGGGATTTTAACAGCATCGCTAAGGCTGTGACAGTGTCTGAAGATCCGCGGGCCGAGGTGATATCTCGAGCGCTTGGCGAAGAGCACAAGGTCAGGTCGTTTTACAACAACATTATCCTGCCGAACTACGCAAGGTTTGGGGACGTGACGATTGACACGCACGCCGTGGCGGGAGCTTTGCTGCGTCCGCTGGCCGGGAGCGACACGCCGGTGCTGCATAACTTTGGAGGCTCGGGTGCTGGCGGCAGCGCCATTACTGGGCACAGCGGCACCTATGGTTTGTATGCCGACGCTTACAGGCTGGCCGCCTCTGAGCGCGGAATCCTCCCGCGGCAGATGCAGTCAATCACATGGGAGGCTGTCCGCGGATTGTTTTCTCCAGAATGGAAGACGGCCAGCAACAAGGCGCTTGTGGACAAGGTCTGGACGCAGTATAAGAAAGGTGAAATAGACATCAATGAAACTCGAAAGCAAATCAGCGACAGCGCGGGCGGAATCGCGGCCCCAAGCTGGTATCGACCCAATCCTTGACCAGCTCAAAAAGCTGGGGATGGACGTGACGCGCGAGAACTACTTGCTGCTCATGTTTGGCGAAGATCCGCAGGAGCCGCTCGACGCAGAAGTCGAGGCGTCATTACCGCATTTTCTTAAAAAGAAATAGCCCATCTGGCACGTCCAGAAAGAGACTAAGGGTCAGCTACGGCTGGCCCTTTCTTTTTTGCTTGGCGGGTGGGCGGTCGGGCTTACTTTTGGGCGATATGAGAACGATTGCTGGGGCGTGGTTGTTGAGTGTCATGCTGGCGGCGGCGGGCGGGGCGACGGGGGAACATGATGTCTTCGTCACGCTGGAGCGGGCGGATTCGCTGCACGGGCCTTGGGTGCCGGTGGCCGTGGAGGGCGCGATGCTGCACGGCGGGCGGATCAATGCGGGCCGGGTGCAGGGCGACCAGGGCTTTTACCGGATGCAGGGCGAGCTGGTGCCGGTGGCTACGCCTACGCCGTCACCGACCCCGACGCCGGCGCCTACGATCGATGCGGTGAGCGTGCCGGGCGGGACGCAGTCGGCGTGGTTCGGCACGGCGTGGATCGAGGGGTTTGCCATCGGGCGCTATGAGGTGACGGGCGCGCTGTGGGCGCGGGTGCGGGATTGGGCGGTGACGCGGGGCTATGACCTAGCGGGGCGTGGGACGTGGGCGGGTGAGGATTTTCCGGTGGGATCGGTGAGCTGGTACGATGCGGTGAAGTGGTGCAATGCGCTGTCGGAGTGGCAGGGGCTGGCGCCGGTGTATCTGGTGGGCGGCGCGGTGTATCGCAGCGGCACTGCGGACGCGGTGACGGCGGCGGGCGGGAATGGGTGGCGGTTGCCTACGGAGCGGGAGTGGGAGTGGGCGGCGCGCGGGGCGACCTCGAGCGGAGGATTCACTTACGCGGGGAGCAATACGGTGGGCGCGGTGGCGTGGTATTCGGTGAATGCGGGGTCGGCGCAACGAGTGGGCACGAAGCTGGGCAATGAGCTGGGCGCCTATGACATGAGCGGGAATGTGGCCGAGTGGTGCTTCGACATTGCCACGGTGGGGATGACGCCGCGGAGATTCCGCGGGGGCGCCTATGCGATCGCGGGAGAGCTGGCGGTGCGCTCGACGCGGCGCGGAGAGCAGCCGCCGGGCGCGGTGAATGCGTGGATGGGATTGCGGCTGGCGCGGACGCCGTGAGGGCGCGTGCCAGACTACGCGGCAGAGTGGTAATCGGACAGAGGACAGCAGGGCATTACGAATGCGCTGCTCTACCAACTGAGCTACTTCGGCGATGGTCGTTTTCTCTGTAGAAATTGAAACTGAATGTATCGGTTTGCATCTGGTTTGCCTTATTTTTTGGCAGAGAAAGTGGCAGGGTTTTGCCGGACTTTTGGCAGGGTGATTTGACAGCGGAGTCTGGCAACGCTACCCCTGCGGCATGGACACACACAAAGTCACGGCGTCCGGTCTGACCGGCAAACTGTATCTGCCCACTGACTCGCCGCGGTGGCAGTTGGACTTCCGTCACCCGCACACTCGCAAGCGGCTGCGGATTTCGACCGGGCTGCGTGACCTCGCCATGGCTAAGGAGAAGGCGAAGGGCATTCTCACCGACTCGGGGCGCGACGGACTTGTGGCCTTGCAGGCGCATGCCATGCGGACGACGGCGCGGTCGGTTGGTGAGGCGGTGGATCATTATTTGAAGGTGAGCAAGTTGCCGACCAAGCAGGCGAATGTCAACCGGCTGCTGCGGTTCCTGCGGGCGGTTCTCGGCGGGACCAATGAGCAGCTCCGGGCGCTGCCGCTGACGGCGGTCTCGCCGGCTAATGTGGCGAAGTATCAGCGCGAGTTTGAGGGCAGTGTCTACACCGTCCGCGGGACGTTGGCGGGTGCGCGGTCGGTCTTTTGTCATCCGCTGGAGTGGCAGGATTTTGCGTTGCCGGATTGCATTCAGAAGTTTGCTGCGGCCTCGGTCGGCATGCGGGCGCCGGCGGTGACGTTTGAACGCATCGCGCCGGCGGTCCTCGAGGCGATGGATGCGGCGAGTAAGCAGCGCGGCGGTGGGATACGAAGGGCTTTCCTATTGACCCGCTACCTCGGGCTGACGCCGAAGGAGGTTGCGGCCTGCCGGCGGACTTGGATCGAGGAGCGCAATGACAAGTTCGTGCTGGTCATCATCGAGCGCGAGGGGCTGACGCTGAAGACTGGAGCCAAGCGAGGGCGCGCGTTGTCACTCCCGGAGTGGATGGCGCGTGAGCTGCTCACCGCGGAGGACTGTATGGTGGAGGGCAAGACGCCTGGGCGGCGGAAGTTTTTCGTGGAGCGGATCTTCAATGCGTTCGTGCGGGAATTCATTCCCGAGCGCGCGGCGGCGGCTTACGAGCTGCGCAAGCAGGCGGGCAGCGACATGCTAAACGCGACTGGGAAGATCTCGCTGGTGCAGCACATGCTGGGGCATACGGAGCCTTCGACGACGGCGCGGTGGTATGCGGTGTACGACCGCGAGGTGGACGTGGCGTCAGTCTGGGATAAGTCCACTAATTAGACATGTCCGGTGCGACGTGTCGAAGAAACGCCGAAATTTAGACACGTTTTGCACGCACCCTTACCACGTCCATCTCGTATTGGCGGATAGCTTTAGCGTATTCCTCGTAGCTGCCAAAGTCTGAGTGCTTAGGATATGGCGGATCGTTGAAGATGGCAGACAGCAAACGCTGCTCGGCATTTGGCCGCTCGTAGTCCGTTGGGCCAAGTGCCGCCCACGCTGCCTCAAGCCGCTTGCGGGACATTTGCTTGGTCATCGGGATCACGGTGTCGATCATACATAAGCCGCCTCGATGCGGCAAATATGCGCCTCAATCTCCGCAACTTCTTCGGCGTATGGCAGGACATCGAGGTCCGCGCAGGCATGCCGCACGCAGTTGTCGCTGAGGCACTGCCGGCGCATCATGGCGAACAACTCGGGGCTGTCGAAGCGGCGACCGGCAAGGCGCAGGCCGGACCATGGGAAGGTGCCGGTGGCGAAGTAGTCGTGGCGGGTCATTGCTGGGTGAAGCGGTATTGATGCGAATAGTCGGTCCCTGCTTTCTTGGCCGGTTTCTTCTTGGGCCGGCGACTGACTGGCTCGCGGATTCCAAGTAGCTTGCGCTCCTCTGCGGTCAGCTTGGCGGCTACGGCGTTGTAGGCGTCTTCTTCTTGGAAGCGGCGCAAGATGCCCTCGCGGCGCTCACCCCACCAGTCCTTCATGTGGCTGGCCGTGAAGTTGCGGCTGAAGACTGCGTTGAGGACTTTTTCGTGCGTCAGGTTGGACGCTGCTGCGAGTTGTTTAGAAAGCGCGATTAAGGCGGTGCGCTGTGGCGTAATCTTGGCGATGATGGCTTCGATGTCATCAAAGCGCTGCTGTGCTGTTTTGGATTTCATGTGGTGTGTTTGTGTTTGGGTTGGGTGAAAGTTTCAAGGGTTAACGGCAAGCGGTTGCGGTGGCTTGGGCTGGGTGGCGCTGTACCAATGCGTGTACCCAGGGACGCGCAGCAGGACGCGGGACGGAACTCGGTAGCCGCTCGGATACACCATCTCCTCGAAGGCTACGGAGTCGTGTGGGACAACGGCGCGGATGATGGAGTCCTGCTTCCATTTGCCGAACTGGTCGGCGACCAGCTTGACGGTGAGCGGCGAGGTGCCGAGGTATTCGGCGTTGAGGTAGACGAGCGCGCCGGGTGGCAGCGTGGCGATCTGCACGGTGACGACCGGCTCGGCGCTGCGGTAGCGCTCGGGCACTGGGTCGGTGGCGCAGCCGGTGAGGACCGCCGCCAAGGCCAGAGGAGCGGCGTGTCTGGCGATGGCGGCGATCATTCGGCAACCTCCAGAGGCAGCGCAAGCTGCGGATCGGCGGCTTCTTTGCGCGCCAATTGGACAATATGCGCGTGCCGGATGACAAGCTCGGTGAGCTTGAGCGCGGCGCCGACATCGTAGTCGTGGTCCGCGTTGAACGTGGCGGCGGACTGGGCGATGGCGTGGATGTTCATGTTAGTGGTGACCATTCGACAACGACTTAATCCAAACAACGCGGCCGCGGTCATCGATGTTAATGAGCGTAGTGCCGGTCCAGCCGCGCCAGATTCTGGCGACACGGTCGAGGGTGTCGCCGCTCGCCAAGATGTAGCGGCGAGAGCGCTTGCGGACCAGCGGCGTAATGTTGTCGCGGCGGCGGATGACAAACCATGTGTTGCCTGCGGCAACCTCAAGTTGCAAGCGGTCTTGCTCTACAGGCTCGAGGTTGAGTTTTGTAATGCCGATGATGTTCATGTTAGGCGCAGGCTGAGATGATGTCATTGGCCAGCGAGCCGCCGGCACGTTGCAGGTGCAGGTCGTGCGCGATGCGAGCGCACTTCGGGCAGATCGGTGCGCTGCCGTCATACTCGCGGCGCTCGGTCTGGCCCCATGCGCCGCCGAGCGTGCGACCGCTGCACAGCGTGGAGTAATGGACGTTGAGGATGAGACCGGACTTCGGCCCGATGGTGTCGCAGCGGCGACCGATGTGCCAGTAACCGTTGGATTGGTTGCTGGTGATGTATTTGCGCTCGGGCTGTTGGCTGAACAGCTCGTGGCGATGCAGTTTGGTGCTGTCAACTTCGGTTGTGGTGTGTGTTGTCATCTGTAAGCACCATATCGCATCTGTAGGCATCTGCAAGCATTATTTGCAATATTTTGCAAAATAGTTACTTCCCTCTGTAAATCAGCGGGTTACTTGAGGGCTTTTTCCAGCTTGGCGGCCATCCCGCCGACGTTGCGCAGGATCATCGACCGGAACTGCTCGGTCATGGGGCCACCGAAGGCTTCCTCCAGCTCCATGTAGAACTCGAGGGCCACGCCGGTGTATTTGGCCGCGGTGAGATGCGCCGCCGGCGCCCTCCGCTGCAGCCGGGCGTGTGCCTGGTCGCTGATGTTGGCAAAGACCGACCTGCGTGAGCCGACAAGTCGTTTTGCTGTGGGTGTGGTGTTCATAGCGCAAACAGACTCCAACGGTTGCCTACAATTGTCAATTGGGGTGAATTCCCCATGGCGGAAAAATAATGCTTGCACCTGTGGGCATGTGTAGGCATCTTTAGCGAAGTCAATGCAAGCCCACCTCGCACTGATCGCCTGCCGCCCCGCGCATCGTCGTGCCTTGTGTGCCTACAGATGCCTACACTTTCTATGACAAACACACCACACCTGCTCACGATCCGCGATGCCGCCTCGGCCCTGCGCGTGAGCTACGCCACGGCCCGCAAATGGGTCATCGACGGCCGGCTGCCGAGCATTGCCTTCGGGCAACGCACGCGCCGGATACCTGCCATGCAACTCGCCAAGTTCATCTCGGCGAACACCACCGGAGGAAACTAATGAGCGCGCTCGAAGTTCTCTCCTATCTCACCGATCCCGTGTTCTGCACGGTGGTTGTTCTTTCGGTCGGCACGTTCGTTGCACTGGAAATCATTAACAAGATCGGAGGCGCGCGATGAGCGGACAACTCAAGGGCACTAGCAATCATCCCGGCGATCCAATCCGCATCATCAATGGCGTTGAGATGGTCAATCAAGACTGGGTTAACCAGCGCGTTATTGAGGAGGCCAACGATATGCCTGGGCAACTTGCTCCGAGCGTTAAAGCGGCCCGCGAGGCGCGCGAAACGGTCAGCGAATTGCTCCGCGGCATTGGCTACGAGATGGAGCAGTTTGAGGACAATTGCCGCGACCACCTTAACGCAATCCGAGGAAAGCGGATCGCCGTTGTTAGCGAGGCAACGCAGATTACAAATGCGCTGAAGGAGGTCCGGCAGTTCTTCATCGGGGCCGACTACAAGACCGAGATGGAGCGGCTCGGAGAGTTTGTGACGCTTTGTGAGCGGATGCAGAGGCTCAAAGACAGCGGGTTTTTGGACCGGGTCGCCGACACGATGCTCAATCTTGCTGAAGGAGGCGCGCGATGATCGACCTCAACATCGACCGGCCGTATCACCCGGAAGCGCTGTGCGAATGCGGTGACGCTGAATGCCTCGGACCCGTGGATGCTGTCATTCCGGTGGTTGAAGCGCTGGCTGCCACGCTGCCACAACTTGAATCGCCGATGCTCAAGCTGATCAAGGAGCGCAACGAGGCGCGCCGCCTGTGCGAACTCCTCGCCGGCTCCTTCCCCGACATCGCCACGCTGACCAACAAGAAAGCCATCGATGCGGCCAACGAGGAGATGCACCAGGCGCTGTGGGCGTATTGCAAGACCAAGAAGGACTGGGACAAGCGCAGCTACCAACTCGGAGGTGAGCAATGAGCGAGACGCTTTTACTTCCTTCACCCGCGCCGGAAGCCAACCGCAGCCGCCGCGAGCGCACCCCGCAGGAAGAAGCCGAGTGGCTCGAGGATAAGCGCGCGGAGTACGAGGCCGACCGCTGCTGCGGGCATCACTGGGGCAACATCTAAGGAGCAACAATGTGGATACTACCAAAGCAATTACACACGTCTCCCTTTGTGCCGGCTACGGAGGCATTGATCTCGGACTTAAACGAGCAATCCCAAGCCTGCGCACAATCGCTTTTAGTGAGATCGAAGCCTTCGCCTGCGCGAACTTGGTCTCTAAAATGGAAGCGGGACTCTTGGACCCAGCTCCTATCTGGACGGATCTTAAAACCTTCCCATGGGCCGAGTTTCGCGGCCGCGTGGACATCCTCTCTGGCGGCTATCCGTGCCAGCCATTCAGCGCAGCCGGAAAACGCCTCGGCGCCGAAGACCCACGACACCTCTGGCCGCACATATCAGCCGGAATTGCTGCAATGCGACCAAGTGTCTGTTTCTTTGAAAATGTCGAGGGACATATCAGCCTTGGGCTTCCCGACGTGCTGCAAGACTTGGCAGGAATGGGTTACCGAACGACGTGGGGCGTATTCAGCGCGAGTGAAGTTGGCGCGCCGCACCAGCGGAAAAGAATCTTTATCTTGGCCCACCGTCACGGCGAACGAGGACAGCTACCGGATTGGTGGCGAGTCGCAGCAGAGCAAGTGCCTGTCGGCGATGGCGAGGCGTGGAGAGATGGACGAGAATTGGTCAACGCCGAATTGCACAGACGGCAAGACTGGCAGCACGACAACTCAGGGCCGCAGCTTAGTGGCGGACATACAACTCCATGGCCAAGCCGCCCCGGCGAGCAGCAGTTCGCTTGGGAGCCGCCAAGGGTTGTGGCCAACGGCCAGCGTCCCGAACGGCGGCCAGACAACATCGGGACGAGCGGACAAGGACAGCAAGAAGCAGGTGCGGCTGGAGCATGCGGTGGCTCAATGGGGCACGCCGGCAGCCAACGATGCGAACAAGACTCCGCATTGCGAGGTCAACAGCAATCAGGCCGGATTAGCGAAGAGTGTGGGCTTGGAGTTGCAGAGGCAATGGGGCACGCCAACAGCACGCGACCACAAGAGCGGCCGAGGCAACGAGGAGCGGGAATACAAGGAGCTGACGCCGATGGTGGAGAGAACGCAGGCGGGGAAATTAAACCAGAATTGGGTTTGCTGCTTGATGGGAGTGCCGATGGGTTGGGTGGACCCAATGTGTCCGGTCTCAGTGATCAAGAGCTGGCCGAGATTCGTGATTGGATGGTTACGAGCACAAACCGCACCGATTCCCTGCGACTCCTCGGCAATGGAGTCGTGCCTGCCACCGCAGAGCGAGCTTTCCGAGTTCTCGTTGGCGAGTTGATGGAGCACCAACCATGACCACCCACGACATTGACCTCGTCACGCAATGGCTCGCCGCGCGGGACAACGAGAAGGCTGGCGCCAAGGTGTATCACGGTGAGCGGCCGTGTTTGCCGGCGGCTGCCATGTTGGCGGTGGCTGAGAGGATTTGGAGGAAGCGCTCGAGGTGATGACCTTCAAGCAGTGGCGAGCGTGCGGACGTAAGCGGCGGTTTCACACCGCGGCAGAGGCGCGCCGTTGTCAGCCGATGATGACCGTCTACGAGTGCAAATATTGCGGCCGCTACCACCTGACCAAGGGGATCGACTGGTGGGCCAAGCACATCCTGCAACGGAGGCTTGCGGCTTGAAGACGGCGCCTCTCCTTTGCGCTTGGCCGGTCGCCCACAACGAGTGGCGCATCCAGTCGCGCATCGGTGCGGCGTCCAAATACCTTCGCTCCGGGCTGAAGCTGACGCGCTGCGCCTGGGCTATTTGTGGCGGACATCTGGTCATCTTCAAGGTGATCGGCGGCAAGGCTGACGCTCAGAGGGTGATGGCGAGTGTGACCCGCTATTTAAGGGAGATTTCTACAGAGAGGGCAATTCACGAAATGCCCCGCAGAGGCGTTTTGATTTCATGACCATGGAGACACCGCCAAAACGCACCCGACGACGCCTCAAGGGCAAGGTCGGCAGACCGAAGAACGTGCCCGACGCACCGAAGGATGGACCGCTGGCGCCGGAGCGTGTCTACGGATCAACGGGCCTTGGCATTCCTGAGGAGCGCGCGGTGCGCATCCTCTGCGCCGTCGAGGCTGGCATCCCGCAGACCACGATCTGCCGGGAGTTCGCCGTCAGCCATCACACGGTGCATGCCCTGGTCCGCAATCGCTCGGACCTTATGGCGAAAGCCAACTCAATCATCAAACTAAACTGGGCGTATCTCGCCATGATGACCTCATCGGAACTCGCTGCGCGACTGGCAGATATGAAGGATGGAGCGCTCACCATGCTGGCCGGTATTGCTGCCGATAAGAATCTCTTGCTGGGCGGCCAGCCAACCCAGCGGATCGAGCACACCGTGGCGCCTGCGGCTGAGGCTTGGGGCAGCTTTGTGGAGCATATGCGGCAGGAGGTTAGGGAGCGTGATGCGATCGATGTGGCGTTTGAACCGGTCGGCCCTCGGGAACCGGACGCGCAAAAGGCCGCTGCACTGCCGGATCGGGCTGATAACTCCGAGATCAATGTCCCGTAACTCATTGCATATCAACGCATCGTAAGCATAACCATATACAATGTAGGTCATGACTACTTCGATCATATCTGCACATCAACAAGCATATTCCTCTGTCCGACCGGGGGGGCGGGGGTCGATGCTCTGACTTTTGCAAATACCCCCCACCGATAGCAACCCCCGAAATTTTTTGCAAAAACACTTTATGATCAACGCCCTAGTCACCAAAGCCAAGTCCACCATCAGTCAATCTATCAGTCAACCCGCCAAGCCCACCCCAGAAGCCAAGCCCGAAGCCATCCTCAAAGCCGCCCCCGTCACCGACCAGCAGCTCGCCGAGACTGTCGCCAAGCAGGTCGGCTACCAACCCGGCGACCAAGTGACCGGCGCCGTTCTCCCCAAGAAAATCCCCAACACCCGCCTCCTCTACGTCTCAGTGCCCGACTGGTCGGAGCCGGTGATTTGCTCAGTGCAGAATGCCGCGGACTGGTCAGCCGGCGAGCGCATCAAGTGTGTGTACGTTAAGGCCGACACTGAGGGCCGCCTTGTCTTTGAGAACCGCGACGGCATCCGCCGCAACCGGTGGCGCCGATGAGCGTAGCCGCCACCAACTACGTCTGGACCCAGTCGCCCGCGGAAGGCGCCGACCGGCTTGTCCTGCTGGCCTTGGCCGACTTTGCCGATGAGGCGGGCAACTGCTTCGGTTCATGGGGCAAGCTCGAGGAAAAGACCCGCCTCGCCCGCGCCACGGTCGCCCGCTGCCTTCGCCGCCTGCAAGACCGCGGCGAGCTGATCATGGTCGAAAAGGGCCACCGCAAGCTGGCCGGAGACGGCGCCGAGGCATCGATTTGGAAGATCCCCGGTGTGTCCGCCGAGATGGGTCTCAGAATGAGACCGGTCTCAGAAAGAGACCCAAGTAGTGTCAGAATGAGACCCAAGTGGTGTCAGAATGAGACCCCAACAATAAGGAACATAAAGGAACGTAATAAAGGCGCTGACGCGCCCGCTCCGGCGATTTCATCGCCTTCGCTACCTTCTTCGGAAAAAGAAGCCCCGAAACCCAAACGCGCCCCCACTCCCAAATTCGACCCAGCATCTATTCCGCTGCCCCACGGTCCGGGCTTCCAAAAATGGTGGCTGCATTTCGTCGAGCACCGCAGCAACCCGATCAAGGGCCGCCGCAACCCCCTAACCCCGCTCGCCGCCAAGATCATCCTCGGCGAGCTGGCTGCGGTCAACGAGCAGCAGGCCGTCGAATCGATCAAGAAGTGCATCGCCGCGGGCTGGGTTAAGCCGTTCCCGCCGGAGCCGCCCGCCAAGCCCACCCTCGTCACTTTGCCACCCCAAGGCCAACCCAAACAAACCGCCCTCGAGCGCTCCCTCGCCGAGATGCGCGAGCAGTTCGCCAAAGAAAACGCAGCCTAACCCATGAGCAATCTATTCGCCCTCGAAGACGGCGTCCACGCCCCCATCACCGGAGGCACCGTCCTATCCGCCTGCCGCAAAGGAGAGATCTCCGAGTCCCTCTTCATTGTCGGCGCCCAAGTCCACGACTGGGAAATCTTCACGCCCTTCGGCCACGCCCAGACGACCGACGTGATGTTGACCCGCGCCGGCGTCCGCCCGATCGCCGTCCAGGTAAAGACCGCCACCCTCGACCGCGGCGCCTACCACGTCTCCGTCAAGCGCGCCACCGGCGGACTGAAAGCCCGCCCCTACGAGATCCACGACTTCGACGTGCTCGCCGCCTACCTACCCGACCTCAATCAATTTGTCTTCTGGACCTTCGACGACATCAGCAACCGAGTCAGCGTCCGCTACGACCCAAACAAGCACCGGAAACCCGGTAACTGGGATTTGCTTAACACCGTCGCAGAATCATTAACCCGCACGCAATAATTGATTGCCCCCCCCCCCCCCCCTAAGTTATCAATTTGCTATTAAACCCCTAAGACAGCCAATGTCCGACCCCCAACTGTACATTTGACCAGTAATTTTATGAAAACCGCAAAAAGCACCAAAAAGGCGAGCGCCCCCAAGGCGCCGAAAGCAACTACCCTCAACATCAACGTCGAATACGTTGAGCAGATCGCCGACGAGAGCATCGCCACCATCATGGCCCTGCGCGCCCTCGTCCGCCAACTCGCCACCGAACTTGAGGAGGCCCGCAAATGACCCTCCACAACGGCAAAACCTTAGCCCTTGAATATGAACCCACCGGCCCGCTGTTTGGCCGGCTCATGCTTGAGGCTCAGTCGATCAACGCAGCGTGCGACCGCTTCCTCGCCAAGCGCGGTCTGATCACGCAGCCATCCTTCCGCAACTCCGGCTTCATCTTCGGCCGCGGCAAACAGAGGGCGCGCAAATGAGCACCATGATCCCCGACCTGGTTGTCGGCTCGGTCGGCTTCGGCAGCAACTTCGCGGACAACACCGCCTCGCTTGAGGCGCAAGTCCGTGAGCTGATTCGCAGCAACAATCGCCTCATCCGCGTCTTGAAGCGCTGCGTCAAGCCATCCAACGAAGTCGCCTCCGAGGCACACGACGCCATCGAAGAGGCGACCAGCATCCGATGAGCCTTCCCTACGAGCAAGCCCGCGCCATCGCGCAGGCCCGCCACTTCCTGACCGAGCTGGGCACCCCGGGCAAAATCAAGCGCATCCCCGCCGAGATCCGCCGCGAGGCCCGCGCCCGCCTCAAGCACATGCCGATGTCGTGGGATATCCCACGCATCGCCGAGGATCTGGGCGCCTTGCAGAATATGGAAAAGCTCGAAGAGCACTACCGGAAGGTCTTTTGGGAGGAAGTGAAGCGATGAGCGCCGGCAAAGGCGACAGCCCCCGTCCGGTCAACGGCGACCGCTACCGGGCCAACTACGAGCGCATCTTCGCCAAAGAAGACTCGCTCTCCGACATCCTCACCAAGGTCCGCGAGCAGTTCCCGTATCCCACCTGGATCTGCCGCCCCTGCGGCGAAGCCCACGGCCGCGGCATGCCCGCCGGTCACGTCTCGACCTGGCACGAAGACCGTTGCGGCGTGTGCGGCAAGGTGACTTCCGTCAGTGAACCCCGCGATTTCGGCCACCTAAAAAAATGGCCCATCCTCCCAAAAAACCCTTGATTCCTATGCCAACACATGCCAACATTTGCCTACAGATCACGCCACGACAGAAAGCCGTAAAACGTCATGGCCACTGAGCACCAACCACCACCACCGCCCGAACACCACATCACCCCATGGCTCGAAGAAACATTTCGCTTAGTCGATGCAGCCTGCGACCGCTGGGAACGTCGCCGCGCACAACTTGCCCGGAGGAAGGAAGAAAATGAACGCGCTCATTCTGACCTACCTCGCGCTGATCGTTCTGACGTTCATTGTCATAGTCGTTCTGGAAAACAATGACGACGGAGGCGCCGCCTAAAGTGAAACGCACCGTTCCCCAAAGCCCCGCCACCGAGCGCACCGTCCTCGGTTCGCTCATGGCTGATCCCAAACTTTGCGACGAAGTCTCCGGCATCCACGCCGACCTTTTCTACACGCCCGCGCATCGCCTCATCTACGAGACCATCGCCGAGGTCCGCGCCGAAGGCGGAACCGCGAACGTCATCGCCGTCACCCAACGCATTGACGCCCAGCACAAGCTCAACTTCGTCGGCGGCGCCGGTGCCCTCACCGAGATGCTCGGCGACTACGCCGGAGGCAGCGCCGCAGTCGAATATCACGCGCAAACCCTCCGCGACCTCCACGCCCGCCGCCGCATCATCGACGCCAGCGTCGCCATGCAAGCCGCCGCCCAGGACATGGCCAGCGATGCCGACAGCGTCCTCCAGCAGGCGGGCGAAAGCGTCCTCAGCCTCAGCCTCACCACCGCCACCGACAGCATGCGCGCCCCCAGCGCCATCGTCCCCGGCCTCCTCGAAGAGCTAGAGAGCCTTATGGCCGGCGGCAAAAAGCTCGGCCTGCAGACCGGCATCCGCGACTTCGATCAAGTCACCGGCGGACTCCGCGGAGGTCAGCTCACCATCATCGCCGGCCGCCCTGCCATGGGCAAAAGCGCCCTCATGCTCAACATGGCCGACAACATGTCCCGCCGCGGCATCCCGGTCGTCTATTTCAGCCTCGAAATGCCCGCCACCGAGTTGGCCGCGCGCGTAGTCCTCGGCCGCGCTGAGACGAACACCGAGATCATTCGGAACGGCTTCCTCACCGCCAGCATCAAACACCGCATTTTTGATGCCGCCACGCAATTTTCCACAGAACCCCTCTATGTGGACGATCGCGGCGGCCTCACGCTCCTCGACATCCGCGGCCGCGCCCGCCTCGCCGTCCGCCGCTGGGGCGTCAAGTGCATCTTCGTTGACTACCTCCAGCTCGTCAGTCACTCCGGCGCCCAGTCCCGCGAGAACGAAGTCGGCTTCGTCTCCCGCGGCCTCAAAGCGATGAGCATGGAGTTAGGCATTCCAGTCGTCGCCGCCGCCCAGGTCAACCGCCAAGCCGAGAACCGCAGCGACAACCGCCCAAAACTTAGCGACCTCCGCGAGTCCGGCAGCATCGAGCAAGACAGCGACATCGTTTGCTTGATCCATCGCCCCGCTTATTACGCCGTGCAAGACGAGGAACCGGAAGTCCAAGACGCCGAGTTAATCGTGGCCAAGCACCGCGCCGGCCGCACCGGCACGCTCAACCTCACATGGCGTCCCTCGCTCACCCGCTTTGAAGGCACTGCGCCGGTCGGTCGCACCAGCGACAGCGATGGCTCGGTTTACGCGCCGGCGAAACAACTCTGGGAGGCCATCAATGAATAGCGAAACGCTTCGCCGCCGCGGCATGTCCCGCCGCTGTGGCAGGGCTTGGAAGTATTCGCGTCCAAGCTGGCCGGTTATCGCGCAGCTTAAGGATGAACGCGCCTATGTCTGGGGCGGAATGTGGATTCACCCATGCGGCATTAGCTACCAAGAGCCGCTCAAGGACGGATTTGAAGAGGGTTGGGGCGAAGAGCGCTGTAGCTGCGCACTATGCTCGGAATTTCGGCAGGAGTTTTGCTCATGATCAACTCCCGCCAGAAAGGCGCCAGCTTTGAACGCGAGGTTGCCAAGGCACTGACCGTTGAAGGCTTTCCCGCCAAGCGCGGAGCGCAAGTCTCGCAAGGTGCCTGGGGCGTCAGCGCGCCCGACGTGATCGTGCCCTGCTTGCCGGGTTGGCACTTTGAATGCAAGCGCCATGGCCGCGCGCGGTTTGACCTGAACGCCGCCATTGCGCAGGCCCGCCGTGACGCCGGCACCGACCTGTGCGCCGTTATCCATCGCCGCGACCACAGCGAGATGCTCGTCACGCTTCCGTTCAACGAATTTTGCACGCTGCTGCGCCACTCCGACTTTCCTATCCAACCACAAACACAACCAACCACACAACCATGCCAAACAAAACCCTAACCACACCCGTGGGCATCGCCCGCTATCCTCACCTCAACCGTCCCGACACCAAGTTCGACGACGTGGGAGTGTTCAAAGTCAACCTCGAGCTAACCGCCGAGGAAGCCGAACCGTTCATCAAGCAAGCTGAGGAGCTTTTCTCCGCGTTCGTCGCCGAGAAAAAAGCCGAGCTGAAAAAAGACAAGCTCAAGCTCCACGCCGCGCCTTGGGAAGACAACGACGGTCTCGTTCAGTTGAAGCTCAAGGTCAAAGCCGTGGGCAAAGACAAGGCCGGCGAGACCTACAGCCGCGCGCCGAAGCTCTTCAACGCATCCGGCGACATCATCACCGACAACATCGGCGGCGGCAGCAAGATCCAAGTCGCGGTCGTTCCCTACTGCTGGTACACGGCCACCTTGGGCGCCGGCATCACGCTGCAGCCCAAGGCCGTCATGGTGCATGACCTCGTCACCTGGGGCGACGGCGGCAGCGCCGTGGCCTACGGCTTCGACGTTTCGGAAGCCAAGCCCGCCGCCCGCAAGACCGGCACCGACGACGAAGAGATCACCTGGTAACCCTCATGCCAGCGAAAAACACCACAAGGGGGGCGGCAAAACGCCGCTCCCCTTCCCAAGCCGCACCCGCACCTGAGCCTGACCGCTATAACGAGGCGGGCCAGAAAATCGTCAAGCTCCAGAAGCTGCGCAGCCATCAAAAGTATCTGCTTAAAGATGGCTCGCAGGTTCCCGGAGCGTCCACCATCTGCAAAGTCGGCGACGACCAGAGCAACCTTATTCACTGGGCGTGGAATCTGGGAAATTCCGGCAAAGACTATCGCAAAGTGCGAGACCAAGCCGCAGATGTCGGCACAGTCTGCCACTTTTTAATCGAGTGCTATTTCCACGGCTGGGAACCCGACCTCGGCGAATACGCACCGGCCGACATTGAGCGCGCGCAGATTGCCTTTGCCAACTTCCTGCAGTTTTGGAGCGAGCAAGAGCTGACCGTGCTTGAGCCGGAAGTGCAACTCGTCAGCGAGGCCCACATGTTTGGCGGCACCATCGACGCTCCGAGCGTAGACAGCAAAGGCCGCATCGTTCTCCTCGACTGGAAAACCAGCAGCGGCATCTACACCTCGCAGAAGCTGCAGCTCGCCGCCTACGAGCGCCTGTGGAATGAAAACCGCCCCGAGCAGATCGTGCAGCGCCGCGCCGTTGTCCGCATCGGCAAGGACCGCGCCGACGACCACAGCATCGAGTGGATGTTCAGCAGCGACAACGAGTGGGAATACTTCAAGGCCCGCTTGGATCTGTATTACGCCGGCCAACGCTACAAAAAAGCCGCCTAATGCAAACCGCCAAGCAAACACTAGACGCCGCATCGTCCGCCGTTTGCGGAGCGCGCAACGAGGACTACGGCTCGCCCGCGGATGATTTCGGGACGCAGGCCGAGATGTTCTCCAGCTACCTGTCGCGCACCAACGGCGCGCAGGTCTTGGTCACAGCATCCGACATCGCCGCGCTCATGATCCTGGTAAAGATCGCCCGCCAAGCGCACTGCCACAAAGCGGACAACTGGATCGATGTCGCCGGATACGCCGCGTGCGGCGCCGAGTGCGATGCCAGACAAGCCGACCTCGCCTAAATGCCCCCGCGCAGAACCATCGCAATCGTCCGCAAGAAGCTCGGCCGCGAAAAAGCGGACGGCATGACCATGGGCGACGGCAAAGTCTACATCGATCCCCGCCAGAGCGGCGCGGACGAGCTAGACACGGTTCTGCATGAGCTGCTCCACCATGTCTGCCCCGACATGAGCGAAGAGGCAGTCGCCGAGAAGTCCGCCATGATGGCGAGGTCGATGTGGAAAGACAAGTGGAGGCGCGTCCACGAATGACCGCCGCCGGCTACATCCTCATCGGCCTCGCCTTGGGCGTAGTGCTCGGCGCCTTGGCTTCCTACGGCGCCATGTTTGCCTGGGCCATCCGCTACGGACGCGAGGAGGATGCGGAATGACCAGCGCAATTCTCATCGCTCTGGTTGGCTTCGCTTACTTCGCCGTAGCCATCGACCAAGCATTCATTCAACACAACTTTTGGAATGGCATTGTGTGGTTTGGTTACGCCATCGCGCAAATCGGCCTTTGGCACGTCACCGTGCAGCCCTGACTTTATGGAGAAGTACAAAATTATGACGCCCGAAATCGAAGAAATCGACAAGACGATCGTGCTGCTGAAAAGCCAGCGGCAGAAACTTGTCGCCAAAGAGGCGAAGAAAAAGGCCGATGCCCTTTGCGCCGAGATGCGCAAGCGCAAATCCAAATGACTTATAAGTTGCAGGCTCAAGCGGGTTCTCGCCGGCGTTCATGTGGTGTGACGCCGCGGACCATCTCCGGGATGCCCAGCTCCACCGAGCGAGACGAGTGGGGCGCCTGCACATTCTTTTTGTCCGGGCAGCGTAGTAACCGGGGAGCACCGTATGGTGTATCCCGTGGTCGGGAGAGGGATACGGCTTATCGGCCCGTGTCGGCCTATAACACGGCACCCCACTACCCTCGTCACCATGGCAACCCGTGTGCTGAAAAGGTGCGGCCGCACCGTTCCCGGCAATCTTTCTGAAATCTCAAATTTCAAATCTCCAATGATCCACGAATTCGCCCGCCCCGTTCCCGTCAAGACCCCGCTCGGTCTTGGCTCGGTGTGGTATGTGGAGTCGCAGGGCGCCTATTTCAACAACATCTACGCCGTGATCCTCGAGGACACCGGCGAGACGCGCTACATGCGCAGCGATCAGTTCGTCGTCTTGGAGAATCCCACGATGGACATCAAAAATTTGGGCGCTGGCACGGCTTAACAAAATCGGCCCTGGGGAGGGTCCGAGCGTCAACCAGCCAGCGCCCATCTTATTTCCGTGAACGAGCACCAGACACGCTTCAAGCCCACACCGCACCCCGTCATGCAGGTCGATCTCGACTTGCTTGAGAAACTGGGGCCGGACGAAGGCTGGAAATACTTAAAAACGAGGGAAGAGCTGATCGCCCGCGAGGCATCAGACCCGTTTCGCTATGGCTACATCCCGCCGGTGTGGAAGCGCGCGTCCGAATTGCTGGAAAAACACCGTGAGATCCTCGTCATGGGCGGAAACCGCTCGGGAAAAACGGAATGGGCGGCGAAAGAAGTCATAAAAACGCTTTATTCCAAGCCCGGATCAGTTGTTTGGTGCTTTCAGACCACCGCGCCCAACTCCATCGAATTGCAACAGCCCCGCATTTGGAAATATATGCCGCCGGAGTGGAGGACGGCGAGAAAAGGGCAGATTACGAATATAACGTACAGCGTTAAGGGGGGCTATACAGAACAGAAGTTCGTGACCCCACAAAACAGTATCTGTGTTTTTCGCAATTATTCGCAAGACCCGAGCACGCTGGAGGGCGGCGAAATCGATTTCGCTTGGGCGGACGAGCTGGTGCCGCTGGATGTCCTCGAAACCCTCCGTTTCCGCCTCGTAGACCGAAATGGCAAGCTCGCCGTGACCTTTACGCCGGTCGAAGGCTGGTCGCCGACCGTTGCTGACTATTTGTCTGGCGCCAAGACCATCACCGATACGGACGCCGAGCTGCTCCCACTCAAAAACGACAAAGGCGAGATCTCCGGCTACGACAAAGTGCCCATCGAGCAGATCAATCCCAAGGGGCGCCCGATTCTTTACTTCCACACGCAGTCAAATCCCTGGGCCGGCTGGTCCCGCATGAAGAAAGAGCTGCAGAGCGAGACCAAGGAAAAAATCCTCTGCCGCGCTTACGGCGTCCCGACCAAAGCCATCAGCGGCCGCTTCCCGCTGTTCAATCCCAAGGTCCACGTCATCCGCGCCTCGGATGTCCCGCAAGGCACCCGCTACCATTGGGTCGATCCGGCGTCTGGCAAAAACTGGGCGATGATCTGGACGGTGCATGACACATCTGGCCGCATCGTTGTCTACCGCGAGTGGCCCGACCAAACGTCCTACATCGAGGGCATCGGTTATGCCGGCGAGTGGGCGCTACCGGATGGCAAGAAGCTCGACGGCAAGCCCGGACCCGCGCAGCAAGACTTCGGCTTCGGCCTCGAGCGCTACAAAGACGAAATCCTCCACGTCGAAGGCGGCGAGGAAATCTTTGAGCGCTGGATGGACAGTCGCTACGGCAACGCCCGCACGCTTGGCAAGGAATCCCCAACGACCCTCATCGACGAGATGGCCGACCTCGGCATGCTCTTCACGGCGACCCCGGGCGACAGCATCGATGAAGGCGTCAGCATGATCAACGATGCCCTGTCATACAATCCCGAAAAGCCGGTGGACGCCCGCAACCAGCCGAAGCTGTACATCAGCGAAAACTGCAAAAATGTCATCTACGCCCTACAAACTTACACTGCGGCTGACGGTAAAAAGGGAGCGACCAAAGACTTCATCGATTTGCTTCGTTACGTTTGTCTCTCCGACGCCATCAACGTCGAGGGCGACATCCTGCGCAGCCACGGAGGAGGCAGCTACTGATGACCATGTCGCCGCCATCCCCGCCCAGCCGCCTGCGCCCCGGACGCCGCGGCAGTGACATCCCGCGCTGCGGCATCTGTGCCAAGCCGCTTCGTATTGAAGACATCCACGGCCACGACACCCACCTCGGCCCTGCCTGCCGGGAATGCGGCCCGCACCTGCAGAGAGCCATCCATGCGCTTGAGATCATCGTCATGCGCCGCGGCTAATTCGCCATTCGCGAACAGCAAACACCTTATGTTCACCAAAACCAAAACCATCCCTACTGACCTCTACACCGTCAGCGAAGACTTCGACCGCGAGGGCGCCCTTGCCTTCAGCCGCGACCAAGCACCGCCCGCCTACCTCGCCGTCATGCTCGAGTTGCAAGACCGCATTGCCGACGCCAGCACGTTGGTCGCCACCATGGCCACCGCCAAGGAACCCGGCTACCTCGCCCACGCCGCCGGCCAGCTCAACGCCTTGCAGGAACTCTGGGACACCCTCGAGCAGCGCCGCACCGAAGCCTCTCGCTTAGTGTAAAGCCATGTTCCCGCTCGCACCCTTTCGGGTATAATCCGGCCGCTTTCCGGGCATTTATCCCCGATCGGGAACCCTGTTATAGAAACGGCTCTGTATTTGTAACGAAATCTGTAAGAAAAACAGCCCTGTTTTTCTTACAAGTCGCCGCTCGCCGACCCGTCGTTAACTGACAGATTGTTGCAAACCGTATAACTCGGCGCGTGTTATCCTACGCTTTGTATCAAAAACACCGCACAAAAGGTGACAGAAAGTGCAATCACTTGCGCAGAACTATAGCCGATCCTATCCACGCCAGTATCGCACAACGATACTATCATCCCTCTGGCCCCACGCTCCCGGCTCCCTGCTCTACGCTTTCCAAAAGAAAATGCTGGACATTTGTCCAGTAGTCGTTATACTGGTAGTATCAAAGTTGAGTCGTGCCCGCATGGCACACCGGTTTGATCGGACTGGCAGACGCTCTGCCTGGTTCCTACTTGAGAGGTAAAGCTCATGGCGACAGATAACGCGGCCCCGGCCGTAGATGTGGAAGATTTCGACGTTATGTCGATCAGCGAAGCGCTCGTCGGACTGGATCAACCAGCACCGGAAGCGGCTGATCAAAAGACCGACGCCGAAGAAGAAAAGCTCTCTGACAATGACGAGTCGGATGAATCCGAGGCCGAAAAGCCCGCGGAGGAATCCGAAGATGAAGATGCCAAGGAGTCCGAGGACGAAGAGTCCGAAGACGACGACGCCCCGGTTCCGCAGGAGAAAGTCCAAAAGCGGATCGACAAGCTGACGGCGCAGAAAAAAGAAGCCCTCGAAAAGGCTCAGACGCTGGAGACCGAATACAGCGCGGCCAAGACCAAGCTCGCCGAACTAGAGGCGCAGGTCAACGAAGCCAGCCGCCCCGTCCTTCAGCCCTCCGCGGAGAACCCGCTGGCTGATGTCGATACGCAGGAAGCGCTTGAGGCTAAAATCAAGTCCGCGCAGGAAGTCCGCCGCTGGGCGCTCCGTAATACGGACGGCGCCACGGTCAAACGACCGGACGGCACTGAGGTCTACGTCGATTCTGACGAGGTAAAAAACTACCTTATCCGTGCAGACGATGTCCTCACGACTTACGGACCCGCGCGCCAGCAATGGCTCGCCCAACGCCAGCCGGCCGTCGAAGCAGCCAAGAACCTGTTCCCCGACATCTTCACCAAAGGCACCGCGCTCAACACGGCCTACCAAGCCACCGTGAAGCAAGCGCCAGAGCTGCTCAAGCTGCCCCAAGTCGAATACTGGGTCGGCCTCGCCCTCTACGGCGAACAGCAGCTCATGCAAAAGCAAGAGGCCCAAAAGGCCAAAGCCAGCGCCGCCAAGAAAGTCTCGTCAGCAAAATCAGAAGCCAAACTTCCCACGCCTGCATCCCCGGTTAGCGCAGCCAAGTCTGCCACCAAGACAAGCAGCAAAGACGCTGCAAAACGACTCTACGAACGAGGCGACCGCCAATCGCTGGAAGCCTTCGCCGAGAGTCTTCTTAGCTAACCCAAAAACAGAAAGAACCAATCATCATGCCTACTGGATCCATTTTCCCAGTGACAGGTCAGCGTGAAGACCTGAGCGACGTTATCACTATCGTCGATGCAAAAAACACGCCCTTCGTTTCGGCCGCCCGCAAAGGCGCCGACATCACCAACGCTGCCGTTTACAGCTTCCAAGCTGACAAATACAACGACCCGTCCTTCGACGGCGTTCTGAGCAACTCGGACGTTTCCACGTTCGACGATCCGGCCAAAAACCGCGCCCTCCTGAGCGCCCGCGGGCAGATGTTCCGCCGCGCCGTTAAGGTCGATACGTTCGTCCAAGAGGCCAGCGACATCGCCGGCATCGGCCGCAAGAAACAGCTCGCCGTTGGCGTTTCCAAGGCTCTCTTGGAGACCAAGCGCGACATGGAGTCCGCCTTCTGCTCCGACCGCGAAAGCCAAGAGCAGAGCGGCGCCAACCCGTATCGCACCCGCGGATTGTTCCGTTTCGTGGATAGCGCGGCACAAACTGACCTCCCGGTCCCGGCCGCCTACCGCACTCCGACCGCCAGCATCAACACCGACGCCGCGCCGACCGAGTCCGCCGTGCAGACGCTCCTCCAGAGCATCTACAGCCAGACTGGCCAGATCGACGACATGGTGCTCCTCTGCGGACCTTCGCTCAAGCGCACCTTCACCGAGTACACTCGTTTCAGCACCGGCTCGGCTGGCGCTGGCCTGTCGATCCGCACGTTCAACAACTCTGCCGACTCCAAGAAGATCGTCAGCGCTGTGAATGTGTTTGAAGGCGACTTCGGCACGCTCCGTCTGTTGCCCTCGTTGTATCTCCGTCAGAACAACTCCAGCGACACGGCGAAAAACTCGTCCGGTCTGGTGCTCAACATGGACCAGTGCGAAGTCCGCTTCGCCAAGCGTCCGGCCATGCGGGAGCTTCCCGACCTCGGCGGCGGCCCTCGCGCGCTGATCGATGCTATCGCTTCGGTCACCTGCTTGGCCCCGCAGTCCCAGGGCAAGTTCACCGCCGGTGTGGCGCTCGCAGCCTAATCATTAACCAAGGAACAAACTTAAAATGAAAGTCTACGAACTGCCCTACGAAAGCAAAGCGGCCTTTGGCTACTCCCATAAGGTCATCCTCGACCACAACGACCTCAGCGACACCGATGACGCCCAGACGATCAATTTGATCCCTGTCGTTGCCGGAACGGTTGTCAAAGCCGCAGCGACAAACCTGACATCCGTGTTTGACAGCTCGGACGCTACGACCATCACCACCACGGTGAAGATTGGTCACAACGACGCGACCGCCGACGACGATGCGTTCATCGCGTCTCAGGAGTTGAACCCCAGCGGAACCGAAGTGTTCTACAAGGTCAACCCCTCTGCGACCCCGTTCGTGTTCACGGAAGGCACGGCAGCCTCTCCCAAGTATATCCAAGCGGCCTTCGCTTGCACTACTGGCGACAGCCTTGCGGATCACAACGCCGGCGAACTGGAGGTCTTCCTCCACATCGCCAACGTCAACGCGCTCTAAGTCAGACCAAGTCTTGAATCACCTGCGGCGTCTCCGGGCGCCGCAGCTTTCAGGATGGCCGACTCACTCTGGACCGGCATCGCCAACGACCTGGGCGATGAGATGGCCCACCTCGTCAAAGAGGAACTCCTCACAGGTTGGAACGCCAAGGCCGTCATGGCCGGCCTTGAGCAGCAGCGCATCGCGCAGGCCAACGAGCGCCTCGAGCAATGCGCCGTCGAAGGCATCGGCCAGCACACCATGAGCATCGACGCCGATGTCTACTGGGCTTGGGAAAAAACCGAACCCGGCTGCTGGGCCGACAAAGGCTGGCGCGATGACTTCAAAAAGCGCCACCCCGAGACCGCCGTCCATTACACCCCGCGCCGCACCACGGTGCTTGTCCCTTAAATGATCAAAGCACCCGACCGCGACAAAATCTCCGAGATCCTCTCGGACATCGATGAAGCCGACGCCGATGGCAGCGGCTACGTCCAGCGCAAGCTCCGCAACTGGAACACCCGCTTCTGCATCTGGGCTGGCCAGACCGACGACGGCCGCAAACACCAAGAAGCCCTCGGCAAGCGCCCGTTTCCATGGGACAAAAGTTTAGATTCGCGCGTCCGCATGGCCGACACCATCGTCCGCGACCACGTCGCCATGCTGACAAACGCCTTCTTCAAGGCGCGCGTCCAGGTCCAGCCCGTCGAGTCCATGGACATCGACAAACGCAGCGCTGCGGAGTCCGTCCTCAAGTGGCTCCTCTTTCAGCACGTCTTGGATGACCTCCGGCGCGAAGTGCAGCTCGCCGCCAACTTCCGCGAGACCTACGGCCTCGCTGTTATGGCCGTCGATTGGATCAAGACCACCCGCACCGAAATCAAGTCATTCTCCATGGAAGACGCCATGGCCATGCTGCAGGAATCCCAAGATCCCAACCTGCAAGCCCTCCTTGAGGTCGTCCTCGACCCCGAGCAAGAAGAACTCGCCGCCCAGCTCATGGGCGAAGTCATCCCAGAACTCGGCACCACCGCCAAAGTCCGCCAGTTCCGCGAAAAAGGCTTTGTCGAATGGGAGCAACCCTACGTTTTTGAAAGCCGGCCCCAGTGGACCGCTTTGGAACCCTGGGAGGACATAATTTTTCCAGCTCAAACCTATAGTCTACAGCGTGCTGCGTTCGTTGCCCGACGCGAGCTAATGACCGAACCGGAGTTGCGCGAACGTGCCGCTGTAGAGGGCTGGGATGACAAATGGGTCGAGCAAGTCGTGGAGAAGAAAGGCGACATCCGCCGCATCTCGCTGAACCTCCACCGCAGCGACCAGTTCCTCTACGACCACCAGCGCGACATGATCGAGATCTGGCACGTCTACAGGAAGGAGCACGACGACCGCACCAAGGCGATGCGCGTCACCCGCACCGTCCTCAGCTACCACGTCCCGGATCGCACCGCCGTCCACGACATTTTGCCCTACGCCCACGCGCTCTATCCCTTCGTCGAGCTGCCCCGCGAACGCGCCTCGCGCCCCATCTTGGAATCCCGCGGCGTGCCGGAGATCGTCCAGACCGCCCAGGAAGAAGTCAAAATTCAACGCGACATGCGAGGCGACCGCGCCAGCATCGTCACCTTGCCCCCGCTCAAAACCCCCGCCGCGCGCGGCAAGATGGACCTCATCATGGGGCCGGGCGTCCAGATCCCCGAGCGCCGCCCCGGCGAGATCACTTGGATGAACCCGCCGCAGCCCGACGCCGGCAGCATCGAAGTCGAAATGTCCATCCGCAACGACGTGGACAACTACTTCGGCCGCATCAGCGAAGCCGTCCCGCCGCAACGCTATATGCTCCACACCCAGGAGCTGGTCGATAGCTGGCTCCTTGATATGAAGCTCTGCCTCGTCCAGACGCTTTCGCTCTGTCAACAATACATGACCGCGGAAGAAGTCGCCCGCGTCACCGGCAACCCCAATCTCCCGCTCACCGCCAGCCCCGCCGACATCCGCGGCCGCTTCGACGTGACCTGCGAGTTTGATGCCCGGTTGCTCGACAACGAGGCGCTCGGAAAAAAGCTGGATTATTTGGCCTCCGTGCTCACTCCGCTGGACTCCTTCGGAGTCATAGATCGAGTAGGTTTGGTCAAATATATGATGCAGGCAGTAGACCCAAATCTCGCCGGCATCCTCATCAAAGACATCGGCGCCGCTACCCAGGCCGAGCAAGAAGACGAACAAGCCGCCTTCGCCAAAATCGCCGCAGGCACCGAACCCCCGCTCAAAGAGGGCGGACAAAATGCCCAAGTCCGCCTGCAAACCTTGCAGACGATCATCCAGTCGAATCCCGCCGTCCAACAACGCTACGCCCAAGACGAAATCTTCCGCTCCATGATCGACGCGAGAGCACAAGCCTTCCAGTTCCAGCTCCAACAACAGCAAAACGCCGTCATCGGCCGCACCGGCGCCCAGCCCGCGCTGCAAAAGCTCCAACAAGACCAGCAACTCGGCATGTCCGCCCAACCCGCCGCCTGATTATAGCGAAATTAGAGAGTTTAGCCCATGCACCCAAACGTCTCAGTCAGAAACATCGCCGGACTAAACATCCCGCAGCACAACGCGGTTGAGCTGAATTACGTCTCCACGACAAACAATCTCTCCACGGTGGTCTACAAGGAGGGCAGCCAGACAGTCGCCACGCTCACCTTTACCTATGTCGGCGGCACGCCGTCCAGCGATGACGCCAAGATTGCAACAGTGACTCGCTCCTAATGGCTATCAAGTTCAACCCGCTGACAGGAAACTTCGACTTCACCGGCTCCGGTGGAGGCGGCGGCGGTGCGTCCTATATCGACGGCGAGGTTGCCACCTACGCGGACCTGCCCTTGGACGGCTCGGCCCCGCTCAACAGCGCATGGCTAGTGCGCAGCAGCTCGGGAATATGGCCGTTCAACAAGCCTGCGGGCATCTACTATCGTTCAGCCACCCTCGGCGTCAGCCGCGATGCCGACTATACATACGGAGGCACGCTTGGTGACGTTTTCTCCGACTCCGTTTTCCTCCTGTATGACGAGGCTTCGACTACCCGCACTGGACAATTCAACCTCGGCAACATTACCGCAGGCCAGAACCGTGTGCTCACTTGGCCCAACACCAACGGCACCATCGCGCTAACCGGCCAACTCACCGACACCCAAATCTTCACCGCCAACGGCACTTGGACAAAACCCGCAGGGGCCAAGATGTTGCAAGTGGAACTCGTCGGCGGCGGTGGTGGCGGCGGCGGCGGACGGCGTGGCGCGGCAGGAACCGCACGCGGTGGCGGCGGCGGCGGTGCAGGCGCAGGACACACAGTTTTGCTTATTGACCCTGAGTCTCTCGGCGGAACAGAAACCGTGACGGTCGGCGCTGGCGGCGTGGGCGGCACCGCTGCGGGCAACGACACCAACGGCGGTGCAGGCGCGGCGGGCGGCGACACCACTTTTGGTCCACTCAAAGCCTTTGGCGGCAATGGTGGCGCAGGCGGCAACAATACCGCACAAGCTGCCGGTGGCGCATCAGCTTCCGTCCGTGGATTCATCATCAACTCATCACACAGCACAGCCGCAGGCGGTGGTGGCGGCTATGAGGCAACGGCAGCGGGCGCAGGAACGGGATCGTCCTCGTCGGGAAATATCTGGCCTGCAAGTGGCGGCGGTGGTTCACGAATTACGTCAGCCAATGTTGTAAACGCCTCTGGCGCAGGCGGTGCGATTGGTTCAGGCAGCGGGGGCATCAATCCGCATACTGTGGCTGGAGGCGCTGCGCCCAATGCTGGCAACAAAGGCATTACAGGTGGCCGTCTTGGCTTCATCGGCGCTGGTGCCAGTGGTGGTCGCCAAGGAAGCGCAGGCGAAGGTGCCGAAGGCGGCGATGCAATTTTGGGCGGCGGCGGTGGTGGTGGCGCTGGCGCAACAAACGACGCAGGCGGATCAAACGCAGGCGGAAAAGGCGGCGACGGTATCGCCGTCATAACCACATACTTCTAATTATGACCGAGCAATACGCCATCCTCGATCAACCCGCCGGACACCTCGTCAACGTAGTGCTTTGGGACGGCGACACCGGCAAGTGGCAACCGCCCACCGGAACATCCGCCGTCCGCTTGGCCGACCTCGACCTCGCCACACTTCCGCCCGCACCGGCACCGGAAGCCGAACCGATCACCGCCGAAGAACACCTCAAATCCGTCGGCCTCGGCGGCGAACGCCAGCCCACGTTGCTTTATCTCCGCCAGTCCCTCGCCGCCGCCGGCCAGCAAAGCCCCGAACTGGACGCCGTCGAGCAATACTTGCAGCAGATCCTCTCCATCTTCGCGTCCGATCCAAGCCCCCGCAACGACTGGCCGCAGCCGCCCAGCACCTTCGAAGCCGCCGTCCAAGCCGCCATGCAAACTCTTAACCCCTTAGTGCCTTAGTGTCCCCGTGAGAACTGTAACTCTTCAGTCTATTTTGTTACGCGCCTGGCAGAGAGTCGGCAACGACGCCTCTGCGTTGGCAAATATTCCCTCCGGTGCGCAGACCATGCT